GCAGTTAATCTAGTTTGATCGCCAGGTTGTGCATATTTTAAATTACCAATGTACGCACTTGCTAAATCTTGTATATTTTTATCACCAGGATGCTGGTCTGCCCAACGCTGTACAGATTCAGCATATTTTTTTGGATCATCAATACCTGCGGCACTCATACCACCTAATAAACTACCTAAAGAACCACGTTGCTCATCAGTAAGTCTTGTTTTAGCAGACGCAGCAGTTGATTGATTTTGTGCTAACTCTGTATATTTTTTAATATATTCAGAACCTGTATATGGCATTACTGCATTTACAGTTTTAGTAATTCTTGGCACATCAATATTGCCGTTTTTATCTAAATAATTACTTGGATCGCTAAATAATGATTGTGCAATTTTACGTTCTTCATTTGCTTGTGTTGATTTTTCTAATTCGATACCAGTAATTTTTGATTGAGCTTGTGCTGATTCAGATTTTGCTTTTTGTTCCTCAATCATTGAAGGATATAATTCCTTCATTTTATTTAATTCGTAACTTGATTTGCTTAAATTAAGCATATCCGCCAAACTCATTTGTTTAGGAGCTTGAATATTTCCGTAAATACTTGTATTTGCTTGTTGGACTTCTGCCATGATTTATCCCTTTAAGCTATTTCAAACGGGCCAGTTATACCAGGATTTGGTGGCCCTACAGAACCAGGATTTGAATATGTGTATCCTGAAGAATTATTACCAAGCAACCCCATATTAGACAAAGAATTAGCATTTGATTGATTCATTCCATACAATGCCCCTGCATTACCAACATTTCCAACAGCACCACTAATTGCATTAGCTTGACCTATTTGACCAGCGGCTTGAGCATTACCTATGCCCTGTGTAATATTTGCCACATTTGTGCCTGTGCCAATTTGAGCATTTGCAGCACCAGTAGCACCAGCCATTCCAATTCCTGCAATTCCAGCTAATTTATTATAAATATTAGTTTGTTGCGCTTGATAATTATTAAATGCATTTTGATATGCGCCTTGTGCATAATTTTGACTAAATGTATTTAATCCTTGTAAAGCATTACCACCAACCATTCCACCTGTTGCATTATTAGCAGCATTAGTTGATTGTTGACCTTGTTGTAATTGAAAAGCATAGTTAGGAGCTAATTGAGAATTTAAGTCAGCATTAGAAAATTGTTTTGTTAAATACGGCATTTTCTGGTTTAAAGCATTTACACCTGTTTGACCTAATTGTTGATATGGAAGATAATTTTCAGAGGCTTTTTGACCAGCAGCCAAAACTTGTTGTTGAGCTTGTAATCCAGCTTGAGCTTGCGTGTTTGCAGCATTTTGCGCCCCTTGAGAGGAAAAATATCCGCCTATTAAAGAACTTCCAGCAATAGCTGTAGCTACCCATGTCATAATGTATTCTCCTTGACCTCAATTATAAACTTTTTAATCTCATTATTAAAATCAAAAAGTGCTAAATTATCAGGTTCAATCAGTTGTTTTTCTATAACTTCTAAGTCTTTTTCATCAGTTTTATGTATTGTTATACCAATTGCATCAGTTAACGCTAAAGTTACTCTTTTTGTGCCAGCTTTAGATTCCACAATATCGCCAGCGTTTAATGTTTTCATACCGTTTTCAGTCCATGCCATAATTTGACCGCTTGCACATAAAAAAATATGATCTTCTTTATGTATTTTGCCAACAATCAATGTACCAGCAGGTCTAAAAACTTTACGACAATACATACCACCGCTAAAATAATGATCTGTTTTTAATTCTGCCTGTGGCATTACACTCATTTCTGCTTGTAAAGCATTAATTTGCTCACGACTTGGCACGAAATGTTCAATAATCTCAGACATTGTAATAAGGCACTTTATATTGTTGACCGTTAACCGTTACATTCATAAACCCAGCAGGATTAGCTGGTAATGTTGCCCCACCTGTAGATGCTGTATTTGAGCTATTAAAATTTAAAATATTTAAAAAAAACTGTTGCCATGCACGATTTGGTCGTTTAGTCGTAACATCCATAAATTCAACTTGCGGATAAGGGGTATTAGGTTGATTAATGTAATTCAAGATTCACCCTCTGTAGCTTTTAAATTTGCCGACACAATTACAGCTTTTATTGGATCAGTTACAACAACTTCAAATACTCGATCCCTTGCCGTTCCCAATCTTCTCCAAATAGCACGATTTTTGTATTTACCTAATGCACCAATGTTTACCCAATGCTCATTACTCCACGTTGAACCACCATCATTTGACCATCTCAACATAGCTTGTGGTTGATTTGTAGGAGTATTTGCATCAATGGTTGATAAATCACCTAATAAAATAATTGTATTAGAAGGAACAATATATGTTTGTGATGAAGCAATTAAAAATGGAGATTGAATATTTGGAACATTTACTGACAATCCAGTTGTTCCTACACCTGGCTGAAAATATATTTGTAATTCATCAAAATATTGACGTTGATAATCAGTAACTAAATGTGGTGTTCTACGCAATCTGCGTATTTCTTGACCATTATCTGTGTAATTATTTTGATCTAATTGGTAAATAATGCCGTTTTCAAAATCACCAACTAAATTTAAATTTTGAAAATTTGCCTGACAATTACCTCTGTGTCGGTGGTAAACATTGTAATTATCTACCCACAACCATTTATGCCACATCTGTGTAGAAAAATCATATACCCACGTTAAATCAAGCGTAGGAAAACTTAAAACATAACATTCATGTCCTTCTAACTGATAAGTCCATGCTCTAGCATCTTCTACATATTGATCAGTTAAACTGTTTTCTACGGCATGAGTAGATATTCTTTCTGGAAAATATCCGTTCATCATTACTACTTGCGATTGACCACGAATATTTTTACTTAAATAAGCAAAAGAATTACCTAAACGAGCTATTGAGTTTTGAGCTACTATGCCGTGCTGACTTGAAGATCCTGGGATACGTTGAAATGGAAATGGAAATGTTCCTGCATCTGCCCATACTTCAGATGTTGTTTCACCTAATAAATATACTTGCCCATGATCAGCAATAATAGAAACAAGGTTATCTGGCCCTGTAAACTTACTTGCAAATGATAAAGCAGGAGTTATTGGGCTTAAAATATTAGATGCTGCCCATTGTTGCGTATTTGGATTATTAAAAATAAAGTAATTATCAACAATATCAACAACATTTGCACCAGAAAATGCCCCATCTGATGTTGGCAAAACACTAAAATTTAATCCATACATTGTTTCAGATGCTACAGTTTGAGAATTACTTACAATATATGTTCCTGTGCTACCAATGCCTGTACCAAATGTTAATGTAAGTGTTAACCCTGTACCTTTTCCAGAAGTTGATGTGCTTACAGGATTAGATGGATTGCTTGTGTAATTTCCTGAATTTGTAGTTGTTAAACCAGTAACAACACCACTAGTTACGCTAGAAACAATATATGTTGCAGGAGTATTGCCATAAACTCCACCTTGAGCTGTAATCGTATCATTAACCGCATAACCTGTACCGCCTGTTGCAATTGCAGTTGCTAATACTGTTCCACCGCCATAAGATGTTATAACCGTACCTGCTGCTATACTTGTTCCTTGAACAGTTTGTCCTGCGTAAATTTTTCCAGATGAGACGGCAGTTACCGTTAAAGTTGTACCACTTATTGATCCTGTAAAAATTGCACCAACAGCAGAACTATTAAAAACTTCAGATGGCTCTGTTTGTGTAAGATTAATTGTGTATGTACCAACACCACCTGTACCTGTGCCTAATGCCGTTATGATGGTTTCATTACTTACACTCAATCCATATAACGATTGCCCTGCTGCAATAGTTCCAGATTTCATCAATGTAACGGTTAATGTTGTTCCCGATACTGAGCCAATAAATTGTGCAGATGCTGGATTTGAAATTCTCCATGTATAACGATACGTTCCATCTACAATGTAAACATTTATTCCATTATCTGTAATGCCAACTATTCCTGTGTTTGTATTTAATTGACCTACCAATGTAGGAGTCAATGTTGATGTTATAACATATACATAATATCCACAAACAACAACCATATACTGTCCACCAGATACGGTTCTCATGCCTCTAATTTCAGCAGTATTTAATGTAATTAGTGCAGTCAATCCTGGTGTTGGATATAAAGCTACTACACCACGTTGCCCAGCTTGTTTTGTTGGATCTATTTCTGGTCGAAAATTAATGCACTCCTCGCCATTTACATAAATAGAAGGAGCTACATAAGAAGGGCCAACAAGTCCAAAATCTGCCATTATCTAAAGAAACCCCCACTCAAAATCCAGCCCGCATCACGCTGCCGACTACTCAACATCGCATCTTGGAATCTAGCAGATTGAATCGGTTTCATATTAGTGCGTTTTATAGTAGCTTTTGCTTGTGATGCGTATGCGTTAATCATCCCTATTTGCGTTGCAGATGCTTTGCCATACATAGGCATTAGACGTTCAGCTAAACACCATCTGAGAGCCATTGAGTAACCTTGTGGCAATATAATTGGATCATTGATAGTGTTATAACGTGCAAATAATGTGTCTGCAAATATATGCATTTCACCTTGTGATGGATTAGGCCATACAAAAATATTTCCCAATGTTTCGGTTGGTTGGTAATAAAGAGCTTTAGGCCACGGGCCAGCAAGCGTTTTTAAACCAATCATTTCGTAATCTTCTACGTTAAGAATTGCAACTGGATAATCGAGGCCACCATTAGTAATAGGCTGATTATTGCTGTATGTATTAATACGCACAAAAGCACTATTAATAGAAAGGGGTCGCTGATAATACGAATTAATTGTTGTAGATGTAACAGTTTGACTAATGTTAAGTGTATATGTGCCAACTTCATTGATATTGCCCCCAGCACCTGATTGAAATGCTACGATAGTTGTGCCGTCTGTAATACCTGAACCACTAAGAGTTTGTCCTAATGCTATTGCGCCACTTGCTATTGCTGTAACTGTTAGTATGTTACCCGATATAGAACCTGTAAATACTGCCCCAATTGTGCCACCAGGGCCGATTGTATATTGTGTAACACCTGGTGATATAGGATAGATAATTTCTGTTTTATAAGAAACCATCATTGATTCGTTTGACCATTGATCTACAATGTCGTTTAACATATCAAAAGCATCTTGAGCTGCTTCAGGTGTTGGAGTTTCACCTGCTTCTAAAGCTCCAATGTCTTTTAATGCACGACTAATAATGTCAAACGGTTGAGCCATTATTTAAGCCCTTGTAAAAATGTTGTTATATCACTAGCCGTCATAGCAGTACCAGTAGCGTCTTGGAGGGTTGCTCCGTTGGCTAAGTCTGTTTTGAAGGCTTGGTTATCTTCTGTGCAAGTTACTCGGCATAATCCATCATCGTCAATTTTTGCGTAGATTTTTGTACCAAATTCATTGGTTTCTAAATATTTATAAATCATAGTTCTGCACTCCAAGCTAAATAAGCACCAGTATTTAATCCTCTTGCGTAACCAGCTGTACCAACAGTCAATCCTGCAGCAACAGTAAATGTAATCAGCGCATTATCTGTATTTGAATAGGCAAATGCAGGGACTGATGAACAAGTTGTACCTGTTCCACCCATAAATACTCCATAATTTGCCGCAGTACCATTTTGCTCTAAAGCAGTTGGTGAAGTTCTTAATGTTACTGGAAAAGTAAATGTTGAATAAGCAACAGTTGTTGTAGAAGAAAATGCACTACCAAAACTATTATTAATGTTAGGTTGTGTAGTTTTATAGTAATACCTCTGACACAAAGCTAACTCTTGACCATACTGACGATACTCATATCCAGTAGCACTACTTCCTACTTCTAATTGAACTAAACCTAATTGCCATGTACCGCTTGTTTGTGCGCCAACAGTAAAAACAATTTCAATACCAGTAGTTGCGGCAGATGGAATAGAAATCTGTGCGTTGTACTGGGTTAGCGTAGAAGTTACTGTAAATGTACCTGTAGCGATTTGAGTGCGAGAAGGACTAGCTAAAGTACCAAAAGTATCGGTAGTATTTGCGTAGTAAGCAGTCCAAGTAACCGATGTTAAAAGACTGTTAGCAATATAAGCAGATAAAGTAGCTGTAGACCCAGCCATATCATAAGAATTAACTGCTTCAATACGCTGACCTACACCAATAGCTGTAACCGATGCCGCACCAGTAAATTGCAATAAATTACGGTTATTACCTGAACCAGCCACTTGTGCCATTGTCACGTTAGCACCAGTACAATAACCGTAGAATCTGTCTACAGTTGCATAGTTTAAAGCCGCACCAGCGGTAATGGTGGCAGAAGTACCTTTTTGTGCAACATACATCGCACCATTGATAATTCTGTTCTTCATAATAGAAGCGTTACCTGCTCCTAATGATGTATTTGCTACAGAAGTATTAATTTGATTAATAGTTGGGCTAGTTAATGTTAAACCAGAAACAGTTGTTGCAGTTGCACCCAATGAAATTGCAGTTGAACCAATTGTGAGAGATGAGTTTGTTAAACTTGAATTACCAATAGCAGATAATGTATTGCTTGAACCGCTAATAGTTTTATTAGTTAAAGTATCCGTTGTGGTTTTACCTACAAGCGTATCATTTGCTAATGGTAAATTCAACGAATAACTAGATGCAGTATTTTGCCCAACAAGAGCAGTTTGACCACCTAGCGTTGCTTGAAAAACAATTTGACCCATGATTTAATCCTTGATTTTGAAAGTTTTAGGCAGCCAGGGTAAATTCACAGTTTGATTGATTTGTAATGACTGCATCTGTTCCTCTAACCTTAATTTTATTGTATTTACACCATTTTGCATAGATTCTTTTTCTATCCATTCAGCAATATCTAATTCCTTAATTTCTTCTAATGGTTTTTTAATAATCTTATCTGAAAAATACCAATTTCCCTCTGTAGATACCTCATGCGGATCTTGTATTAATTTACAAACGTAATGAGCATGAGTAATTACCTCATCTTCTACGCTTATTTTGGTTATTTTCCAATCAAACATTATGGTGCAATATAAAGAGTTGTAATTACAGGGCTATTGCTTAATACATTATTACCTGTACCTGTTGTTACTGTTGCGCCTGTGCCACCGTAAGCTACAGGAACTGCGCCTGATGCAATATTTGAGCCATTTAAACTTGTTAAATTTGCACCTGATCCACTAAATGTTGGCGCAATAAATATACCTGTGCTTGGATTAAATTTAACTTGTGTACTAGCTGTATAAACAGTAGCTAATGTGCCTGATGTTACACGACCAAATAATCCATATTCTGTGACATTTGTAGATGTATCGTCTGTAACACTAATTGATGCTGTAATTGTTGACCAAGTAGGTGCAGAAGTACCGTTAGATGTTAATACCTGCCCTGTAGAACCTACTGACGTTAAAGCAAATGCAGTTGATGATGAATAAACTACTGCGCCAGCAGATGCAGTTAAATTAGCGTTTGTTCCGCCATTTGCAAGAGCTACTTGTCCAACAATATTACCAGCTTGAATCGTTAAAATGCTTTTATTAACGTAAATTGCACCTGTTGTTGAGTTTACATAAGCAACCGTACCTAATTTGATTGCATATCCTGTCGGTGGGATTGTATTTTGATAAAAACCAGCAGAATAAGGAGATAAATAAAGCGTATCACCAACGGTATAACTACCAGTATTTACTCCTTGAATCAATCCAATTGTTGTTACATACCCTGCCGTTCCTGTTGGAATAGCTTGATTTGCCAAACCAATCACGTTGCCTGTTGTTAAACTGTTTGCAATTGCTAATGCCACGTTAGGATAAGTGTAACCACTACTTGTTGAAGTTACATATACAGGTTGACCAATATTAATAGTCGATCCTGTATTGTTATAAACTTTTAATTGGATTTCTTCGCCAATATGCAAAGTATTGTTTGTTACATCGTTGTAATACGCTAATGCGTTTTGTGTGCTGTCATACCATAAACGACCTGCATTATAAGTAGGCGCAGATATAGCCGTATAAGTTTCATAACTAGAGATGGTTGGAGTAGCCATCGTCACGCTTGTTAGCGTTGATGCAGTTGCACCTAGATTAATTGACGTAGAACCAATCGTAATGCTTGAGTTGGTCAGCGAACCGTTACCAATGTTTGTTAGCGTATTCGTTGAGCCAGATATGGACTTATTTGTTAATGTGTCTGTAGTTGCACGACCTACCAAAGTGTCGGTAGATGTCGGTAATGTCAAAGTACCTGTATTGCTAATTGTGCTGATTATAGGGCTTGTCAGCGTTTTGTTTGTTAAAGTTTGCGTACCTGTTAACGTGACTACGGTTGAATCAATTGCAATCGTTACTGGTGAAGAACCGTTAAAACTTGTGCCAGATAATCCTGTTCCAATTGTCAATGCATTAGGAGTATTTGCTGTGATAGTTGCACTACCACCGAATGATATAACAGACCCATTTATTGTAATCGAGCTATTCGTTAATCCTGAATTTGGAATAGTCGCATTAATTTGACTAGGCGCAATAGATATTGCTTGAGCAGATAACGCAGATAATTGACCTTGAGCATTAACTGTAGCACTTAATGTGTTACTTGCAGATCCATACGATCCTGCCGTAACACCTGTATTTGTAATGCTAAATGTATTGCTTGATAGGGTTAATCCTGTTCCTGCAAAATAAGTCGCATTTCCCGAAAACTGAACCCATGTAATAGGTGTAACATTAATTGTGCCTGTTTCAGCAGATGTTGACACCCAACCTGTATTGCCATATTGCGTACCATTAATTACAACTGTATATGCGCCTGGCACTTCTGCCCAAACATCCATATCTAATGATCGTGACCAAGCACCACTAGATGCGACATAAATACCATTTTGCGATCTTGTTGTTTGATTCTTAACTAATACTCGATCATTTGCCAACAATGTGTAACCATCAATTGTTTGCAATCCTGACAAGGATATATTCGCTGTAGTTGCAGCAGAACATGAGCCTTTTGGAGATAATCCCTGAGCTACCGTATCAACATATAATTTGTTAGTTATATCAGATGGATTACTAGGACTTGTGCTAATTTGCCCAGTTGTTGTACTGATATTAGTAAAAACACCAGTAGAAGGGTTTATAGCACCGATTGTTGTACTATTAATCGTGCTATTGGTAATATTTAACCCTGATTGGCTAGGGTTTACCGTTGCATAAAATGGCTGACCTTGACCAATAAACGTGTTAAAACTGCCATCCAAGTTAAAATATGCTTGAACAGGCAGTAAGTTTTGATCCTGCGTTAATGCTGGATCAGCCATAAACTACTCCTTAGTTTTGGTCAACCATAGGCATTACATACAATGTATTTGCCGTTCCTATTGCTGTAACTGAGAATACTGGTGGCACAACCATTACTTGCGGACTAGACATAGACACACCTAATACAAATGATTGTGAAGTATTACCGCCAGTAGGCAATACGGCTGCAGGTGCAGTTGTAGTTGTGCCAAGAACCGCAGGTGCAATAGTAACTGCAATAGGGGTAGTTCCTGTGTTCAAAAACCCACAAAAGTTTACTTGGTCATTACCATTAGGGGTAATTGTGACTGCTGTAGAACTAGATGTAGTAACAGTAATAGCAGTTGTTGGGCCTACAAAACGGTATGCCGATGTATTTGCCATGATTTATCCTTAAGCAGCGTTAGTTGGCAATATAGTACCTTCTAAACGATCACAAGCCAAAATATAAGTACCAGCAACAGGAGTTACAGCCGAACCTGAAGCATTTACAAATTGAATACTTAATGTGTTAGCAGCAGATACCCAAGCACTTGTAATGCTAATCGAAGTTGTTTGTGCGCCATTTAAAGACACATTAATGCAGTCATTAACTTGCAAGCCAGAAATAGTAAAAGTTTGCGTAACAGTTGTGCTTCCAGCAACTTGAGCAGGTGTCAAAGATGCGTAAACTAGGAATGATGCGTAAATGTTTCCACGCAAAATAGTTGTTTGTAAAGACATAATTTTTCCTTTGCAAAGAAAACCAGAATTGGTTGTTTTATTATACAACAAAAGCTAAAAAAACCCCCTTTTTTACGAGGGGGTTTTTAATTAAAACCGATTAAGAATAAGTGCTGAAATCGTAACCGTAGATATATACGTCAGCAGTAGCAGCAGCACCTTGCGCTGTAGCTACGTTGAAGTATAAGTTTTGACCACTTAAAGTGTTTGTTGATGCAACAGTAAGTGGGTTAACAACTGTAGAACCTGTATTACCTGATAATGCAGTTGCAGCAGCAACAATAGCTGTACCTTGCTTGGCTGGAGCTGTGTAAACAGCAGCAGTAGCAGTAGTTAAGCTAGTTGAAGCATTAGTAACGATTACCTGATAAACAGAGTAGTTGCTAGAGTTGATAATAGGCATCACAGTATCGCCTGATGCATTTACGTTTACACCTGTAGCAACGGCTAACAAACGAATTGCTTGATTTGTGCCTAAGTTGTTAGGGTGAATTGTTACGGTGGTTGCTGGTCCTGGATTAGACATTATGTTTCCTTTCTAAATTAAGCTGCAACACGGCAAGCGAGTTCAGGATATAGTGGAGCCCATCCGTACAGAACATCTAAACGAGTAGGAATACTGTCGTTGTTGATGGTGTATTGACGAACAACACGCATTGACAAGCCGATTTCTTTATCAGAAGCACGACCAGCGAAATG